GTAGCTCCTTCAAGTCTTTCGTCTTTAATCTTTATTTTCGGTGTACCCAAAGAACCATCTTTCTGTACCGAACCCGTACTTCCCTTTGGAGTAGTAGAAGTTGATGCAGTATCTACTTTTTTTTTTACAGGTATGCCAAATTCATCAACAGTAGGTTGAGTAGCTTTTTTAATTGGAATTCCAAATTCGTCAACTTCGTCCATAATGCTATTTTATTTCAATTCCTTTTTGTCTTAATAACTTTTCGTATTCTTTAGGAGTATATCCCGATGCCTTAGCTTTTTCAGCAATTTGACTTCTTGATATTGACTTTTTAGGTTGTTTTCTTTCGTCGGGAGTGGTTATAAACTTATCTCCGCCTGAACGATCAATAAAATCAGTTTGTAAAGACTCTGCTCCATCATAACCCATTTTCAAGGCAAATCTACCAATTTGACTATCGTCCTTTCCAAAATCATATAATACTACTTTTGGAGTTTTATTTGATATTGTAACATCTTCAATATCGTCAAATTCAGGAGTAAAAGCTATTTTTTTAGCTTCTGCTTCCGCTTTTCTTTTTAGTCCTTTTTCTGTGTAACGAGTTGTTTTTTTAGAATCGCCTTCAAACCCCGTTTGTTCTACTCTTAAATACATTTTACCGCCAGGAGAAACATAAACATTAGTAGCTTTTTCTTTTTTGCCTTGCCCACTATCTATAATTACATTTCCTAATGGATGTGATTTTGTTCCTTTTTGCAAAGTAACTCCCGTAACTACATATCCTGGCTTGTTAATAACTGTCGGTTTGCCAACCATAATTTCTTTTTCAGCATCTTCTTTGGCTTGTTTAGCACGTAGTCTTTGTTCTGTTGCACGACCCGTAGCTTCGTCTATCATTTTTTCTTGAGCATATAAGCCCATGTATTCATCTTTTAGTTTTTTTCTAACTTCTTCGATTATATTAGGGTCTTTAACATTTGGATTTGCAATACCTGTTATTTCTTTGGCTTTAATAGCAAGTGCGTTTCTGTCTTTTACAGTTGCTTCAATTTTCAAATCCATTGCTTTTTCAATCTCGGGAGCAATTCCTTTTGTTCCAACTTTAGTATTTCCAATAAATTGTTCGTTCAATACTTTTGGATATGCTTTGATAAATTCTTGCTTGTCTTTATCTAAATCATATTTATACACGGGAGTAAAGGCATTTTGACCAATAGCACTTAAATCGCCTTTATCTAAAATATTTCCGTTATCGTCATAAACATTAGCAATCATTGTTCCGTCAGGTTGTAACTCTAAAGCAATATTGTTTTTGTCATAAGCACCGCCAAAATTTAAAGCATTTTCTTCAAATCCACTTGGTATTTTTCCTTCAGCAACGTCTTTTGCATAAGCAGCAGCTTGAGCATTTATTCTTTTGGCGGATTGGTCAATTAATGCAATTTGAGATTCTGCATTTGATTTATAGATATTATAATCTAAACGAGAAATTTTTCCCTCGTTCATTTCTTTTGCTTTTTGACCAACACCTTGCTTAAGTTTGGTCATAGCATCAATTATCAAAGCGTTTCGAGTTGGAAACTTAACCGTATCAGATTTTATTTTACCTAAATCTGTTTCTAATTCAGCATCAGCTTTTTCTTTAGCAAGTCTTTTTCTTTCTTCTTCTAATCGTTGCTCTGCCCTGTATCTAAAAGCATTATCTTCGACTTGAGCCATAGCATCGCCAATAGGATTTCCTTGTATTGGTGCAACAGTAGCAAAACTTCCAACTTTTCCAATTGCCATAATTAATTATTTTGAGGTCCGTATAATGGTTGGTAAGGGTATCTGTTAAAAAATCCGTAATTGTTTTGAGGACCAAAATTTTGAGGATTGTACGCAGGATTTGTCAAAATTGGCGGATTTGCATATCCACTTTCTTGAGCAAACCTCATACTATCAGGAGTTTGATAAGCGGAATTTACATTGTTTATTCCGCTTCCTGAAAGCCTATAACCATCAGAAGTGTTATTTTTTTCAGCAAGTTGTTTTAAAGCGCCACTAAGCATCCCTGTTCCTTGAATTATATTTCCAAAACCTGTTTGTTGGTCTTGTTTCCCTGCCTGATATTGTGAACTTAATGCGCTCAAATCACCGATTTCTCGATTTTCTTGCATAGTACGAATACGTGCATCATCTTCCGCTTGAATTTGGTCAATTTGCTTTTGTTGCATATCTAAATTCGCTCCTGTTTCTCGCATTACTTGTTGATTTCCTGCTTCAACGCGACCCAATCCGCCAATTAAACTTCTTGTTCCTCCTTCTCTTAACGCGCCAATTTGACCACTTGCTAGACGAGATTGTTTTTCACGTTGCAAATCTGAACCCAAAGTCGATACTTGAAGTCCTTCTGCTACGTTTTTAAGTTCTTGGCGTTGGTAATTTTCCAAAGCATTTTTAGCATCTCTTTTTTCTTTACCCGCCTGAATTGCATCTGCTATTCCAAGCCCTATTCCTAAAAGCGGTGATGCAACCCCTAACACTTCGCCTGTTGCTCCTAACACTTTTGACGCTCCTTTTCCCATTTTATAACATTTTAAAAAATTGACTACTGTCTAAATCCCCGTGTACAAATCCATTTTTAATTAGCGAATCAATAACTTTTTGCGTTGTTGTTGTTGAATAAACCGATAAAAGATTTTTTCTTTTTGCATATTTACACATTTGTTCAATTAAAAAATCCAATCCGCCAATTTTCTTTTTATAATTAATATTTTTATTAGAAACCACAAACGCTATAACACAAATCTTCGAGTCTGTAAACCATAAAGGCATTGCGTATATTGGAGTTTCTTCTGCATAACAAACAAATATATTTTGACCTAATATTTCACTATTTATAACAGGAAACTGATGTTGTTCTAAAAAATGTTTGTATGTATCGTAAAATTCTTCCTTACTATGTTTTTTTACTGTAAATTTCATTTAGATTTAAAATATATGTCAAAGATATGAAATTAAACTAATTTACATAAAACTTTTTGAAACTTCGCTTGATACTGAAAATAATTCTGTTCTTTCGTTTTTCTCTAATGATATTGTTGTTTTCATGTAGTAGCCGAGTAAATTTTGCTGTTGTACGCTTTTTGGTTTTGAACTTAATACAAAATCTCCTGATACAATATTGTTTACTGTATTCATAATTAGCGAATTCGCAGTTTTTGACAATATTGTTCCAACAACCTGTAAATTTTGATTAAGCACTAAATCGCCAACTGATATAATCGGATCAAGATTAAAACCAAAATTTAAAGTCAATCCGCTAATTGTACAATTACCAATTCCTTGATACGACAATAAAGAAGTATCAACTACACCATTATCATATCTTATATATCCATAAAATATACCTTCTTTCTTTTCAAAATCAGCAATGTTTATGTTGCCTTTATCGTAATTTGTTTCAAGCGCTACATTCCAAGCATCACTTCCATCAAGTTCAATTGTCTTGAAATTCTTGCGCGTATTTGGGTCTTGACTAAAGTTAAAACTTGCTTCACTTGGATAAGAAACACCATAAAATTTATTATAATTAGGAATTCCATTATCTAATTCTTGATTGTGCAAGTAAATTTCGCTATTTTTAAACGAATAGAAATCGCCATTTAATCTAACCATATCTTCTGGATTAAAAGTTTGAGTACCTAACCACCCGTTATTAGTATCGCTATAAATCCAAGTCAAATATTGATTGTTGTTGTATTTAATGTTTAGCATAAATACATCGTTAAATTGGTCGTATTGCCCAATTATCGAATTTATGGTATTATCTCTAAAAAAAGTTCTAAAGTAACTTCTCATTCCTTGACTACTAATTTCAAATAATCCGTTATTTGCTTTTTTTAATACCGAACCTCTTTTCACATCAACAAAATAACGATTAAAACCATAGAAATCAAAACTGTCTATACTTTGACATCCAAATTCGCCTTCCAATGCTTTTTGTTGCCCTAATACTTGCAGAACTCCTGTTAAGTTAGTGCTTCCATCAGCATTAAATAATAAATCCTTACCGTAATATATTATTGAATATTGGTCTTCTTGTATTAATTCTATGTTTGTGTCAAACGCTTTCATTACGTTGATTGGACCCCACGCCTTTTCAATATCATCTTTGAAATTCGCTAATGATAAATTAAACTCGTTAAGTCTATTTACATTAGTATTTGAATTAAAGATTTCTGAATAAGTAATATCTGCAAATCGGTTTAATTGCTTATATCCTTCTTTATTTATGTCGGTTGGGTTGCTGTCAATAGAAAATGATTTGCCTGTTAACGTATCTCTTATTTTATAGCTTTCTACTCCGTTACCAAAGCTAAAACAATTATAAGCATCGTTTAATAAGTGAGTTGCAAATTGGTGACTTCCGTCACTTATTGTAAATGTTTCGGGCGTTTCAAAAAACACAGAATTTAATTGTTCTATAGGTTCTGTTTCAAAAATTAACGTGCCTCCTGAAAAATTAACGTTAAATTCAACTACCGTATATATTTTTCTGTCCGTACTTCCGTCCATATTTGGCTTTATTCTAAAAACATCGTTATTACCACTTGTTCCAAAATCCCAATCTGCCAAATAATCATTTGCATAATCAGTAAATGCCGAATCGGTTGCAACTTCATCAGTAAACCAATCATAAATACTTGGATAATCGTTTTGAACAGTTTTGTTTAAATTTAAATCGTGCTGAAAAGCAAATTGACCTTGTCTGCTAAGTCCTATTCTAAAATTTATTTGCGCACCCGCTTTTAATTCGTCAGGAACCCAATTGTTAGTTATTGGCTCATAAAAACCAAATAAAGGTTGTGTTTGCACAAAAGAACGTGAAGCATATCTTCTTTTTCCCGAACCTATATATGACCTAAATGCAGATTGCCCAATATTTATATCAAAATTGCCTTGTTTTATTTTAAAGTACAATCCGGACTGCTCCAACAATTCATTTCCGTTGGCTAATAAATTACCTGAAATAAAATTAGCGTTTTGAGATACAACTTCTAAAACTCTTGCTTTTTGAACAGTTTGTAGCGGTCCACCAAAATCAGATTTTACAGTAAGCAAATCGCCATCTTTTATTTTTCCTTTGTTTTCTCCTTCAAGTTTTATCCAACGATAAATGCCATCTTCATAAACAATATTTCCGTAAATTATTTCATAGTCACGCTTTACTTGTTTAATTGCAAATTTGTAATATTTAGCCCAAGACGGAGGGTTATTATTTATTGTAACTTCTAATTTATTTGATAACTCGCTATTGTCAGCAGGGATATAAATAGTATTATTAGGCGAATTAAGAACAGTTGTTTTTCTGCCTTGTTCGTCCATATAAATTAATCCAACTTCGTAATCTCTATTACTATGTAATGATGTAAATGCGTTTTGATTTACGGTTTGCAAATTAGCATCTGTAATTAAATAAAATTCTGTTTTTTGAACTGTTATTGGACCTGGTTCAGTTACATCATAAACCACTATTGGCATTTGTACCAAAAGTCTATTTCCTGCTTGAACAACAGAAAAATCTTGAATAGAAACAAAAGTGCCTACGTTGCTTATAAAATTGTTTTTAAATGTTTGTGTAAAAACTGTTTCTAATTGCGAAACAAATCCCGATGTTGGATTGCCTAAGAAATCTGTTAAGTCAATATAATCATTTGACAAATTATAAAAGAAAGTAACTGAAGGTTGAAATAATTGAACTAATGAAGACTGTAAATCTAAATTAATACGAATTTGCGTTCCTGCTCTAAAATCATATCCTGTCATATCAAATGACGCTACTGTTTCAATTATTGTATCTCCAACAAATGTAGAACCATATCCTCCATTTTTAGGCAATGAAAGTTGTAAATCAAAAGAATATATATACTTTGACCTTAAACTAAGAAAATTATATATTTCATACGTTAATTCTGCGGTATATAACAACCCTTGCACAGAAGTAATGTAAAAAGTAAGATTTTTATTTGTTGTATAATTAAAAGTTTGTGTTTGATTTCCTAATAACCCTGTAAATGAATTTACAGTAGTTGCGCCTTCTTTTACTATAATATCATAAAATATTCCAGGAGTAAATGTCTTAGGAGTTACAGATATAGAAAAAACACCTAGTGTTGCGCCTGTTAAATTCATTTGAATAGTGTTTGTAGCATAATTCATTTGGTCAACGGGCGATGACCCTCCATCAGCAGTTCCAACCGCCCAATCTATTACATTAGAATAATCACTTCCTATAATTTGTTCAACAGTTCCTTCTATTTCACTACTAAAAGGATTTTCTGTAACTACTTCTACATCAAAATCTATATTTACACCTAAATTTCTACCTTCAATAAAATTAGCATAAGCAATTCTATTCCCAATAGCAGTTTGACATCTTGCACTTAATGGAACGTTATCAAAATTTCTATAGAATTGGTCTTCGGGAAGTACTGTGTATATTTTCGCTTTTGAAAATTGAAAAGTTTGAATAGTGTTATCACCCCAACCTTCGTCAGATTTGTCAAATTGCTCAATTACATAAATATTAGTTGTGTTGCTTTCTCTAAATAATAAATCTACCTGAACCACATCTCTTGCTCCTGTGTTAAAATCTATATCAACCGCATTTGATAAATTTAACATTCCTAAATTTTCAAATGTCTGATAGTCTAAATTAAATTCTCTTGGATTAAATGCTGGTTTTGTCCACGAACTCGGTGCGGAATAAAATCCATCGCTGTATTTATAACGATAACCGAAACATAAAAATTTGTCTTCTATGAAATTATTTTCAACTCCGTCAATACTTGTAGTAAGAGAAATTTCAGGGGCAAATATAGGCGAAGGCTTCATTAATGATATTTCGTCATTTGTAAATCCATTAATTGCCCACGTTTTTGCAGTTTCTACATTAACTATTCTTGGCGGATTACTGTCCCCCGACCAAGCTATTAAAGCAAATCCTGTTTCTGCGTCTATAAATAAATCAAATTGCGTAATTCTCTCACTTGAAACAAAATTTAAAACACCCCCTGTAGCCGATTGTAGTACTCTAACCGATGTATTTGTAGTAGCGTTATACTCCATTACATAATCAAATGCACTTCCTTTAATGAAATTATAGATTTTTTCACCACTTTCGTCTTTGCCAACTCCTATTGTTTCGCCACTTGGAAATCCGTAATTGGTTTTTTTTACGTTTCCAGCAACATTTTTAAGCACACCCGAATCAGATAAATTGTCATTTGTGAAAACAGCAATATTCTTCGGTTCGCCAATTAATGCTCCGTTTGTCAATCTTTCGTCCAAATCATTTTGGACTACGGCTTCAAGAAAAGTGTTTTGTATTTTCATTTATCGTATAGTCGTTTTTCCTTGCTTCCAAGCCTGAATAAATTCCTGTGGCTTAATTCCAAGTAATTTTACTCTTGCATTTCTATATGCGGTGTCGTATGCTTTTTTTATGTTTCTTTTTTCGTAATCAGGAATACGAATTGAGTTTTGAGAAAGTTGTCTATTGATATATTCATATAATGCCAACTCGGCAAATTTGTGAACTTTCATATCAGCTTCCAACACATCTAATCCATCAGAAACATATTCTAATAGAATTATTCTTTCGTGTGAATCTGATCCGAAATGTATTCTTTGATTATTAATTGTAAAAGTACCGTTGAAATTTTGAGAAGTATCTAAATTCCAAATTGGCTGATTAATTCCATATCTTGTATAACCATTCCAACAACCATACCCATTTAAAGGGAAATTTTCAAAGTTTTCAATAGGATTACTTGGCAAACTATCATTAATCGCTTCAATAGCTGTTGTTCCTTCTAAAATCTCTCCTTCGTTATCAAAAAGTATGTCAGCTTCATTATCTTGCAAATACGCAATCCCTAATGGGAAATGTCTGTTTTGTGACATTGGGTGAATTTGCCCTGTCTTTTTATTTACCCACGAAATTCTAACGTAGTTAACGTAGTTAGGTGGTAGTATAATATCGTTTGCTTCTCCAAGTTCTAATTCAACAACTTTAACTTGATGTAATGCTTCAAATGTAAATTGTTTTATACCTTGTTTTGCTTGGTAAATTACTTTTGAACGAGGCACATAACCAAGTAAACTTGAATCACCTGTATAGTTTTGCATAAAGTTATTTACGATTTCTTCTAAACCGACAAATTGGTAGTTGCCCCAATTTTCGTCATTTTCGTAATATATTTGCGGATTAGTTGTAGGCATATCTTAGGCGTTTTGTTTTTGGAATTCTTGAACTTCTTGTGAATTTGCAATTTGAGTAACTTCTGCTTCACGAATCGACAAACCGCAATAGGATAATACTTTGACAACAAATGCGTCAAATAGTGAAATATGCAATTCTATGTCTTGAAAATCACTTGCCGATGGATTAAAAATTGGATTCCCTGCAACGGTTGTAAATGTCCATTTTGGGTTTTTAGGAGTTCTGATATAAAACAATTCAGCATAAGAAGGGTTTTCAATTATTGGCACAATTCTAAACGATGCGCCAATTCTTGTATAAACAGGAAATGTAACACTTGGAGTAGTAAGTGGCGAATTCATCATTACATTTAACTCACGTTTTTGCACTTCATCAATATCAACTTTTTTAGCATCGGCATTAACTAATGATAGATTTTCAGCACGATAAAGGTCTGTTCCTGTGTATGACCATAAATCAGTCAAAGAATTATAAGTAAAATTTGCTTGTGTTGTGTACTCGGCAAATACGTCAATTTGCTCTCTTAAATTTTTTGGCAAATTTGCATATTCTGTTCCGGTTAATCGACGATTTTCTTTATTGATAAAAGCGTTGTATTGCGTAAACAAGTCCTCGAAAATTGATAACTGCGCTAATTGACAGAACGAATTAAATTCATCTACACCAATATAGCCGCGATTACTTTTGTTAAGCAAAAATAAAGTTAAGTTGCGAACTGAATTTATGGAAATCATATCTAACTAATTATTTACAACAAAGATAATTATTTTTATAATACTATAAACAAAAAAAGCACCCATAAAGAGTGCTTTTAATTTATTTTAACTAACAGTTGTTAGCTAATCGCATTTTTAATAAAATCATACGTTGTACGACCTTCGCTTGTCATAAAGTAGTTTGCAATAGCGTCCCACTCGTCTTGATTTCTCGCAACTTCGCAAATTACATCTCCATTTTCATTGTAGAATCTGTAATTTTTGTAACTAATAATACCTCTTGCGTCTGCGGTTTTAGCAACCCCTTTTATTTCTAAAGACCTGTCATTTGCCAATTTGATAAATTCTGTTGGCGCTTTACTTGCTTCTTGATATAACGCAGTTTTAACTTCAGCAGGAGTCCAAGTTTCTTTGTAATTTGGATTTAACAACCTTACAATAGCATCTTGCTTGATATAAGGCAATTCCGTTGCTAAAATTCTTGCTTTTGTTTCTAATTCAAAACTTTCAATAGAAACCTCAGCTACTTTAGAAGGATTGTATTCTTCAAACATATATCCACCGTTTGCTTTGTTGTGCGGATTAATAGCTAAAAACTTTTGCAATTTAATGTCAGTTTCGTAAGTTTTCAACATACCATCAATCATAGTAACGTGTTTTACCTTGGAATCTCCTTTGTGCTTTTCTTTGAAAAATGAAGATTGTGTTTCCGAGTAAAACAAAGCAAAAGTTTCATTTGTTTCCTTATTAATATACATTAAAGGACTCGCTTCTTTATGTCTTGTGGGAATTCCAAAAGATTTAGGTTTGGAACCATCGCATAAAACATAAATTCTTTCTTTTGGTTTAAAATTACGAATTTCAGGCAAATCGTCAAAAATCTCATTTTTAATTTGAGTTACAACAATGCTTTCTACTTCTTTTTTTGGTTGATTAGATTGAGAGTTTTGTAGTTGTTCCTCAACCATTTTTTTTACTAAGTCTGCAACTTGTGAAACAGGTATTGTTTCTTCTTTGTTTTGCTCTTGACTTACTATTTCTTCGTCTTTAACTTGAATAGTTGCAACGTCTTCTTGAGGGGTGTTTTTATTAAAACCACCCATTCCTTTTTTAAAATTGTTCATTGTATTTTAATTTAGATTTGAATTTATTTATTTTTAAAATAAGGGGCTGAACATAAATTCAACCCCTATATTTATTGTAACTTGCTAATGACTACCCCTGTAGTAAAAGTAGGTTATTTCTTCCTGTAACCATCAAACATCTTTCTGATTGGAATTCAGTACGTCTTTTATCTTCGTTGTTAGTTCCTTGCGCCCAATCAAATACGCTAATTTCGTATTTTCTGTTTACTTCTTGACTTGCACGATATTTAACGTGTAGATATGGCTGAGTAGCTTGAGTTCCTGTCATAACATCGTAAACATTTTTACCTCCCATTGGGAACATAAATCCGTGTACTTTTGTTGCTCCAACCGCAGAACCTTCAGTAGTCGGGTTATCCAAAAATCTCCAATTTGACTTGTAGAAATTGTAGTTTCCGTAATTGAATTGTTTAAATCCTAATTTAAGAGCTTCTGCTTCGTTAGAAAATTCTCCCCAACCTTGACTTGTAACAAATTCAGCTTTTAACATTCTGTCAATAACTCGGTTTTGAGCCGAAGTATTATACATATAGTTATCAGCAATCATACCTTGAGCATTCATTCTGTCAATGATTTCATCAAAATCATCTAAGTCTGTTGCTTGACCAGTAAAGATATTACCTTCTCTTGCACAAGAAAACAAACCTTGAGTACCTTGAACTCCTGATGCTGCCAAAGCGCCACCCCAAAGATTACCTAAGATTAATTTATTTTCCAACGCATTGTTGAAACGCATTTTAGTATCTTTTAGGTTTTTGTAGTACCATAAGTAACCTTGGTCAGTTTTAACCCAAGTTCTTAACGCTAAGTTAGTACGAGTTTCTACAAGAGTTTCTTTGATAGTAGTAGGCGCATTAGTGAATTGGTCAATTTGAGAATTTAATCCAACCGACATACCTGATGTTCCTTTGCCAAATTCATTAGAATCTGCATAAACAGATAATCCTGTTGTTCCTGACCAACCACCTGCATTACCATTTAAAGCGGTAAATGTATCTGCGGTTACTGCTGTAATTTGCCCTTGAGTTAAAACACCACCGTCAGATGTTCTAACAACGATTGTTTCTCCAACTCTAAAAGTGTGAGCAACTGATGTAAACACGTTAGATGAACGAGTAACTCCCGTAGCTAATTGTGTCAATCTTCCTTCTTCATTCCATTTGATTAAATCTGCTTGGAATGCTGATTCTTTTCCTTGATACGCCAATAATCCTGTAATCATTTGAGTTCCGAATCTATCTACGATTTGGTCTTCTAATTCAGGAATGAATTGCGTTAGTAAATTGTACTCTGTATCACTAATGTAATTAGTGGGAGTAGGTGTTTTTGTCGCTGTAGGCTGATAAATTATGCCTGGACTTGGATTTAATGCCATGTTTTCTTAATTTTTTTGTTGTGTTTTTACTTTTTTTTACTCGACACAACTCAAAGAAAATTTAATTCTCGACGATCCATTTTGAACCTGTATTGACTAAAGGTGCGTTTCTACTTGCTTGTGATTGCACTTGTATGTTTTTCGATTCCTTTTCGTCTGCCTCAACTTGTAATGCTTTACCAATATTGATAAAGTGTTCGGCTATTTTATCGGGGTTATCGGCAAAATGCAATGCTCGATAATATCCTTCGGGGTCTTTTAATGTACCTTTTTCGTCAAAGAACTTTTTGTCAAAATTACTTAGGTCTGATAAATTTTTTTTGGCAATTTCAATATTTTCGGGCTTAACTTTAAATTCTTGTTCTCCTACTTTAACTTTGAAACCTTCAAAATTAGAATTAAAGACTTTTTCTGTTTTGCTTTCAAAATCTTGCCGAGTTTGTTCAAACGCAATTTTGTTTTCTTCTTGTTGCTTATTCCAACTATCAACTAATTGTTTGGCATTTTTGTATTCTTCAGGAACCAATTCGTCAGAACCTCTAACTACCTTGTATTGTTCCTTTTGAGATTCAAGTTTTGCCAAACCTTTTTGATAATCTCTTTCTATGTTAATTTGCTTGTCTAAAATAACGTCTTCGTCATCGTATTCAGCATCATATTCGTATTCTCTTTTATAAAGTCTTTCAATTTGCGAATCAGTCAAAGTTGGGTTATCCAATTTTAAATTCGCTAATAAGACATTTTCTTTTGGCTCTTGACTAAAATCCTTTTGAGTTTCTAAAAAGTCTTGATAACTTCTGTTTGTTGCCTTTTTGTATTCCAAATAAGACTTCATTTCAGCATCTAACTCAATTTGCTCTTTTGGTTTTAAGTCATCTAAAGAATTGGCATTAAATCCTTTTTCTTTAAGAAAATTAATAACTTTTTCTTCGTCAATTTCTACAACTGTTGGTTGTTCTGTAATTACTTCTTCAGCTACTATTGGAGCTTCTTCTGTAATTGGCGTTTCAACTATTGGTTGTTCAATTACAACTTCTTCAACTGTTTCTTCAACATCAGGAATTACTTTAAAAGTTTCTGTTATTGGAGTTTCATCAGTTTCAATTTGCCAAGGCGTTATTACGGGTGTTTCAACTGTTTGTTCAATCACTTGTTCTTCCGAACTGCCACCGTTGTTTTCTACGATTTCTTCATTTTCTGGCATAATATTTTAATTTAGATTTAGAATAATTTTAAATAACTAACGTTATTAACCTTAGCAAAGATAGAAAAAATCTATCACACAATACATTTCTATAAATTTTTTTTATAATTGAAATATCGAATCGTCTATTTCTTTTGCTTCAAAATCAATAGGAGTAGCTGATTCGCTTTTTCTTTGTTCAATTTTTTCGGAATCCATAGTCGCTTGTTTTATCAAACGTTCATTTTTCTTTTCTTCTAAAAATTGTAATTTATCCATTTGAACTCCGCCTTGTACTTGGACGATTTGAAATTCGCCTTGTAACTTAGTTTGAATGTTTCTTAATTCGTTATCTCCTCGCAATTGTTCTTTTTGTAATTCGCCTTGATTTACTAATTGTTGTAATTGCATATCGATTTGACCTGTCATTTGAGCGGTTTGTTGACGCGCTTGTTCAGCAGCTTGGGCAATTTGACTTTGACTTTGAGTGTTTGCTTGGATTTTAGCCATTTCTTGTTCTTGAATTTTAGCTTGATGTTTATCCATTAAAACAGTCATGTACTGTAATGCTAATTTTAAATTCTTAACATTTAATACTTTGTACTTGTCAGCAACAGACATTTGCCCTTTAACAATAGCGTCTGACATATCTTGTTCTAATTTAGCTCTTTCTTCATCGTCTAATTCTAATTCTAGAAATATTGAGAAGTCGTGTAAGTGTAGATTCTTAACCGAATTTAATGCTTTTATAGAAGACGCTCCTATTTTTCTAACAAAATCATCTTTTAAATCTGAATATTTAAGCAAATCGGGAATTCTATAAGTCACCGCTTCGGCTAATCTCAAAGTATTGTTACACGCTCCTTTTAAAATGTGGCGAATTGACATACTTGTATTTTTAGAAGCTAATTTATTAACTCCAACCAAACTGTCTTTATCGGGCGTTGATGCGTTTGATGCTTTATTTAACCCAACTACATCGTCTATCTGTATTAACAATTCCATTTTTCTATTAGCAAGAGCTTGTAATTTATCAAGCGAACCGCCTGTTCTTAATTCGGTAATTGCTTTTGAATACATTGGATCGCCACTTGCGCCAAAACTTCTTGCGAAAATACTACCCGTTTGCCAAAACATATCCATAACGTTTTGAGCATTAAACTTATTTCCACCGCCAAAATCTAACTCGCTAATTGCGTCAGGATCAATGATAAATCCATCAGCCATCATGGGTTGAATAATTTGGTCAACTTTAAGTTCAATTACTTCTATTTTATCCTCAATAGGCATCATTCTTGAAACCATTGATTCAATAATTCCCTTTTCCATATTAGGAGCCATTCCGATATATTGGTCAGCTACTTTTTGCTTATTAGATTTTGGACGAGCCATATTTTCAGCAACTTCCCATTTTAATAAAATGTTTGTTCCTGGCACATAAACCCCTTCAAATAAAATTTCTTCTTCTATAGAAACTCTTTTGTAATCTTCGGTTTGTCCTTCTTTTAAAACAAAATTTTCATCAGCCTTACTTATTATAAGCTCTCCTGTAGCCTTTTCTTTTATTTTTTTTGCCCTTTTACGAGTGGTTTTATATGTAAAATAAAGCAACGTAACAGTCCCTTTTATTCTTTGATTGTCGGGAATTTGATTGTAAATCCACCAATCATTACCCGAATTAGCAACTTGCTCTTTAATAGATTTGTTCTCAGGTAAATTTAACCATTGGTAATCAATAAAAACTTGACTTAGCGGAACGTTTTTTAATTCGCCATGATAAAAACAATCTCTAAAATAAGGGTCTTCAGTATAAGATTGAATTTTATTCGCACAATCGACATATTCCAAAACTATTCCTCTTTCCGGAACAAAAGTATTTTTAAGCCATCCAACTCCGCAAATTACCATATCTTGCTTTTGTTGTCTGTCGGTAATTTCGTTATAGTAGTTTTCGTTAAATATAGATTCAATTGCTAATTCTTGTGAAATTTCAACATCTTGCTTGTATTCCAATTCCATGTGTAAATCTAATTCCGCATCTGTTTCGGGAAGATTTTCAATTGGCATACTGCCTACATCAACTCCAAATGTTTCTTTGGCTTTAATAATTATATCTTTGGCATTTCTGTCAGTTTCGATTTGTTCTCTATAAGCAACTCGTTCAGAAATTCCAATTGGGTCTGTTGAAACGGCTTTAATATAATAACCCCTATCGCAAAGACTATTTACAAGTAAATCTACATTTTTAGGAATTACAGAAATTGGTTTGGTTGGTAAATTTAAAAACGACTTGTCGCCATTAGGTTTTTGTTGGTCTAAATATTTTTCCATCGATTGAAGACCTTTTGCATATAATCTTCTTTGTAGAAAGTCGTATCTTTGCGTATTAAAACGAGAATTTAAAACTCCGTAAGTATTAATTTCTGTGCCATATATCCAATCACTTTCGATTGCTTGGGCTAAACTTTTACCCCACGCTTCAGTCTTTTTAACTTCAAAAGAGTCAAGTTGCGAAGGGAAACTAACGTAAGGTGAAATGGAAAAATTACTATTATCGATAGCCATTGTAAAATTTGTTTACGACAAAGATAATAATTATTTATAGTATTTGCGTTTTTGATATAATTTTTCTATTGTTACTAACGTCCATAAGTTCTAATACTGAATTCCAATGGTTTGTTTTGTGGCATTTCCATTTTGTATGATTTGCGGTTGACGCCCATTATTGCATATCCGGAAGCAATTGTAATATCGTATTTTGTTCTATCAGCAATGTTAAAACCCGCCCAGTCCTTGAGCATTAAATTAAACGGACAACTTCCAATTTCATTTTCCTCTCGTATTGGAAATGGTTCTTCTCCTTGATTATATATCCCAACGTATTTTTCTACATAGTCTTCAATTGCAGAAGCGTGTGTTGTTATTACATCGACGGAATTTGAGGGAATTCCCCCAAGCATCTTTTCGGTAGGGGACAATCTGTTTGAAGGCTTATCAAAACGGCTTAAACAATAATTTCTATAACCTCTATTTAAGAAGTGGTATAACAATCGAGATTTGTTGTTTTCAACAAGAGCAGGAAATCCATAAAAAACACAAGCCATTAAAGCATCTTCAAAAAAGATTTCAGCACTTTGAGGACGCGTACAGTAAAAAAGAAAGAAAAAATTACTTGGCATGTCTTTCATTGTAAACGCAGTTAATCCTGAAATAGCGCCTTTTGAACCTAAATTATATTCTGATCCATTTTCTGTTTGCTCCAAATGCGAGTCTTGAACCGCAGAAATATCATAAGAGTCAATTCCTATGCAACCTAAATCGTCATTTAATGGCGCTCTGCTTCTACCTCCGTATTGATTGTTCTTCATTACCCAACGATTTTGCATTTCTTTAGGCGGAATCCACGCAAGCAAGAACCTTCCTCTTTCGTTTGGCATCCACACGACTTCTGAATCTTTTACATTGTCTTTCCATTGGAAATTACCCCTTGCTAAAGTTTTGTCAATATCTACTCTGTTATTGTATGCTATTTGGTCGTTAATTTTTTCAAGATTAAACAAAGACCCTTTGCTTTCGTCGCGAAACGCATCTTCAATAGTTATAGGATCAAGTCTACGACGATTGTTTAAGGTTTTAGCGCCCATTGCTCTTGCTGCTTTAAATGAATTTTCCAAATATTGCAGCGCTCCTTGCGTCATTTTTTTCCCTTGCGAATTATAAAAAAAATCTCCTTCAGCTAACACTTCGTGACAAATTCCATATTTATCGGTAAACGCTTCCATGTTTTTGTGCGCAGGAAGAAAAAATGAATATAATCCAGTAGTTGTCATTCCGTTTAAATCTCTGTTTTTTACATTTGAACCGTAATACATTGTTTGAAACTCTTTTCCTCCTTTGTTATATGGGTTTAATGTACTTCCCATAAAACACTTCCCTACAACAGCACCCCCTTGAAGCATAGTTGGACGAATATTATCCCAATGGTCAAGTATGTTTTGAGGGCGTTCTCTTTTTCCTGCTTCGTCACAAATATATCTAACAAGTTTTGTTGAATCATAAGCAAGCGTTGTTGAACTTTGCCAATCTACCTTTGTGTTTAAATAATCATCGGTCTGAGTATCTTTTTTCTTTTTAGCCGCTTTACTTGCGTCGGAAACCTTGGCAAATTCAATTTTATTTTTATCATCAATTTTACCTTTGACAACAGGTATAAAAAAGAATGGTAAATTCTGTAGTGTATATAAATATTTAGAGAACATTTTTTCAACATCTTCTCCTGTTTTACTTGTCATTCCTAACAAGGCATTTATCATAGATGTAGAATCGTCTATCGTGAAATCTAAAGCGGCTTCAGTAAATCCACTACGTCTTCCTTTAACAAAGTCAATTCCCAAACTTCTGTTATCAACAATACACGCTTTAATAAAATAATACAATTGGCATTGCGCCCAACGAAATTCTTTATATCCGCCAGTATCTAACATTTTATTGTGCGTCAATCCCATGTAATGGGCGCCAACTAAATAAACTACCTTTCCGTTGTTATAAAAATGAATCCCTTCTCGACGACGACGAAATTCTTCTAAAATATATTCCGTCCAAGCATCTTCTGTTTCGGGAGATATTCCTTTTGGCGGTTCGGGTCTTCTCCAATATTGCTCTTCTTTTGGCAAGTCCCAAAATAAAATCTTTTTTTTATCTTTAGGAATTTCAGGAAGTTGAATTTTTAAACCATCTAAAACGATTATTTCTCCTTTTGTCCCTTTTGGATCTAAAATAATAGCATCTTCTTCTTCGTTATACCATTCTTTGTAGTAATTTTTAGTTGGAAAAAATTCTCCTTTTGCATATCTTTCGGGAAAACCTGGTTTAAATTCTCGTTCTTTGAAATCTACATTTCCAGACTCTAATTGATACCTCAACGAAATAAGTCCCGAATCTATTTCTTGTATAGCTCTAAAAAGAATTGGCTTTGCCTTAATAGCTTTTCCGTACTGTTCAGCGTCTAATTCTTCAAAATCAATGCTTTTCCTTAATGCTTGTCGCAATACCTCAACAGAATTGTCTCCTGCTTTTATTAATTGCTTTACATATTTAGTTAGTTTTTCATCGCTTGGCGAATTAGGAGAATTTTTCCAAAGCGCTATCATTTCTTTAATTGCCGAAAACGAATCGTATCTTGACTGCACAAGTGTACTTAATTTTTCATCAGCAACTCCGAGAACATCAACATTTCGCATCATTCCCTCAAGAGAGTTCTTTATCGACGCTTCAATGTCTTGAGATAAATTTTTCATTTGGATTTAATTTTAGTTATTGGCAAAAATACTAAAAAAATAATACGAATCAAAAAAACCTCCCAATTACGAGAGGTTTTTCTACTGATCAAAAATCTATGAATAAAAAACTTAACTTTTAGTTGTGAGTTAGTTTGTAAGTAAAACTAACGGCATTATTGAAAGCTGCGGTACCAATATTAGAAACTCTTACAATAAATGAACCTCTTTGGTAAGATACAAGTGATACAGCAGGAAGTCCTGTTGTAGCAGTATCAGTTTGAGTTCCGATTGTTCCATCTAAATCGCCTGATACGTTTGCGTCTGTAATTGTTGGGAAAACAGTAGTTAATGCTGAAACTGTAATTACTGCCCCACTTGATGTTACTGTGTAACCTAAAGCTAAAAGTGTAGCTGA